GCTAAAAGTGTGGCTTTCTTGGCAGGATTGGACACTCAGCCATTCCGACTGTTGGTCAGACTGGCGAACGTGTATGTTTCAAGTTATCTCTCTGAGAGGGAGATCATCAAGAGGAAATCAAGCTGGGCATCTGGAGTATTGGTGGAGAATGTGAACAATCCCTCAAGGCACGGGAATTTATTGGAGTCGGCAGCGGTGAACTCATGTGACGTTGTCTGGGTTCCGAATGACATAACTGAAATGAGAAGAGCTGTGTCTATCATGATTGCAGCTGCCGCCCCAGAATACCCGTATTCTGACAACGCAGTTCTAGCAGCATGTTGGCCTGCCTTGAATAGACCAGCAGTAAGATACTGTGCAAGGATGGACTGCCACCAGTACATTGAGGACTATGTGTTCAATTCGGCTGAAGTGATGTTGGTAGCTAATATGTTCTGCCACCACTATGGGTGGACCGAATTGTGGCATGAAGCGCTCAACTTTGTTGGCTTCTACTCCACACGGTGCAGTAGGTTTAGATCTTGCTTGGGTCAAGACAAGTTCAGCCAGTACTTACCTGCGTCAGATTTGAGAGCCCTCGGACTTGGTCCTATGATCACTGCAAGAGGTGGAGTCTACTACGAAGCCCCTAAGAAGCACCAACCTGAATATCTGGTTGTAGGAGGAGCAGTGCGGCGATTGTGTTTGGCGACCTATGAGGCCGCAGCCGTTGAAGCGATGGGGTTTCAGTACGCACAATTAGGTTTGGCCGAATCGCTAATTCGATCTCTGAGTCTTAGGTGTCAGACTTACGACAGTGGTAGCGTCATTGGCATGATAGCAAAGAAGTACGGTGAGTTGTCGGGATGGAGCGACATCAATGACGGAGTTCTAATGTATAGAAAAGTAGACTGCGCAGCCAGTGAATTGATAAGAATCACCCAGTGGAAACGATACCCAAGCTGGCATTTCACCAGCACGTTCGGCTTGGCATATCCAGAAGGCTGTGATGCCGATGTGATGCAGAGTTTGGCTAGAATCACGAACATGGAACTGGTGTCCAATGAGTGGCACAACATCAAGAACAGAGACACTACAGCCCTCAAAGCTGTCATGGCGCTGCAGATGATCAAGGGGGAGTTTATGTATGAGATTAGACTCCCAGGTAGGCAGTTGAAACACGTCAAGGCTGAGGTGTCAGTGGAGTTAGACGGCAGTTACATTCCAGTCTTACCACTCAAAGCTCATAAGAGCGGAAAGAAAAGTGACCTGCTTTTCAGGCCCAAAGACGCAAAGGACGTGTTGAATTGGAATGTTTACTCCAGAAAATTGAACGAGGCCAACAAGTTCGTTCTACCACATTTCAAGGAGTACAACCTCCTAGATGACTGGTACGGGCAGTTCGACATGCCAGAGCAAGTAGTCGCTGATGTGTTGGATGGTAGAAGGGAACTTCTAGCAATGCCTAGTGTGCCAAGAATAGAGTCGATTCTCGGAAAGATAGGCAAACACTGGCCAGAGGTGGCGGAGCAACTCAAGAATATGGCCAATGCCAGAGGTCGGGACGCTGGAGAGGACGAAGTGTTTGGAATTGCAAAATTCATAGTGTCCAGTAAGTTCACGCAGGAAGATTTGCTGGATAGATTAAAAGAAATGCCAATGGAGGACAGAGCTGAGGCAGCCTTGGCTGCTGCGAAGATCTCCAGTCTGCTGCGCGATTGCCTCGAGAATTCGCAGGAACGCATCCTGGCAATACAGTCGGAGGAACTTGCCACACACGCTTACAATGCATTGAACAGGAACCCAGCTATGACACTAGATGAATTTAGAGAATGGGGGCGAAAGACAGACTCAGTCTTTGCGAAAGCTGCATGGCCAAAGGTTCCAACAGACACAGAGATCAGATTGGCTCTCAAAAATGATGAGCCAATCGTTGGCTGGTTGCTGCGCAACAACCCCCACTACGATCCAAAGAAAGCACCAAGTTCCACAGGAGCAGCAAAAAGAGTGGGCCAGCTCATAAAAGAGAAACAGGAGGCGGCACAGAAAAGGCTGCGTGAGAAGATAGAGAAAGGGAAGGAAATGGAGAAGATGGATCCTGAAGTCAAAGAACAGGATTTTCAATCTGCAATTACATCAGCGGCGGACCCACGCCCAACCACGAGAGATGTGCCTGTGGAAGATACATCAACTACAGGACCGCAGATAGAGTTTGGCGAACC